TAATACTCTCCTAAGAAATTGAAAACTCAGAGTCAACATCAGAAGGTGTCTCTGCACCAGCTGAAGGTTGAGTAACTCGTTGTAGTAGTTCTAGCTGAGCATCAGCTGTAGGTCTAGGTAGGACGTCGTCCATAGAACGAAGATCAGCAGTTGCTGCTAATTCTGTTTCGTTCAAAGGTCTTGGCTTACATTTTAATGCTTGTAATCTATACTCTACATTAAAAGCCATTGGTCCAGTTTTAACTCTTTGGAAGCATACGTCCCAACCTGTTTCGGGATCAGTTGGATCTCCGATATCTTCAGCTGCAACCATGATTTGTTCCATGAGTTTCTTTTTGAGATTAACAACTTTTACATTGCCATCTGCAGGATCTATGCCTTGAATTGCATATGCCCAACCACATTTAAGGTCAGGAAAGAATTCTCTTACATAGTCTTTTTCTTTGTTGTTGAAAGTTTCTGTCTCACGATCGTAAGCTAGACATTCCATAGGAATATTCTTGCCATTTTCTCCTTTGATCCAGTAAACATATCTTGGTAAGATGTCTCCAACTAAGCGAATTACGTTATCGCCCTCTTTATAAGTGTATTGGTCTATCTTGTCTTTTTTTGCACTTCCTTGTGCTTGATTAAATTTTAATGCCATTATGTTCTCCATTTAGCGTTATCCTCAAATAGAAAGTGTACTAGACCGTTCTCTATTCGAAGCATTCTATTGCGATTTACTATCGTTGTATCGACAGGCAAGTGTATCAACTCTAGTGTTGTCTCACCTGTTCGGTTGTAATTAAAATAATTTCGGTACGAGGCTACTGCGATATACTCGGCAGCTTCCTTATTACTATAATACTGTCTCTTTGCTAGTAGTTCTCTAGGATTTAGTAAAAAACTATTGCCCACAAAACTTTTACCAAAATATTTGTAAGTCTTGTCTCTCCTACTAGCGGGGATTCTCTTGTAAGTTAAAAGATGTACAACTGTCAGAATTGAAGTTGAATCTCCATTCGTCTCATTATATATCTTTTCCCAATTATATTTTATCATATATTATAACAAATTTTAAAACTCATGTCAAGTAGTATTTTTCGGAGGTTCTCACAAGGTAGATATCTCGTATCCTTCTTTGAGGTAATACCCCATGCGCATACTAGCCTGTCTACTTGCTGTCTTTCCGATTAGATTTATGTCCACTACTATAGGTTGTAATTTGTCCTTGTAGTCCCTAATTATTCTTCCAATGAGCTGTGTAAGTAGTGGCTCATTGTTTACTGGTGTAGCAAGAATTAAACAGCTAAGAATATTTAAAGAAATACCCTCAGAGAAAATAGACTGTGTTCCATACAGAACGTCTTTGTCCTTAAAAATCTGTTTAATTATATCTGCTCTATCTTCGTGATGCACTGATCCCGTTACACAAACTGCGTTATCACCAGTGAGTTTGGCACAGTTTTTTAGGAAATCAACTCTATCAGATACCACTAACACTTTATGACCTTTAGCCGCGTATGAGGCAGCCGCCATAGCCACAGAATGTTGGTACTCTGGGTTGTAGGCTAATTCATTTATTCGATTAGCCCAAGGTATACTATTTCCATCCATGAAACGTATAGCCAGTTGTAGGATATTAACTTTAGGCATCATAAAGTTTTCCTTTGGTGGTTTAAGGACATTGTCTCCAAAGTAATCACGAAAGACAACATGTCTCCCATCTTTTCTTTGTAATGTTCCTGTCAACCCTATCTTATGTTTTGCACAGTTCTTATCTATAATTCTAGAAAAGGTAGGTGCGCTACAGTGATGCATTTCATCAAGTATGATTGTTCCAAACTCTTGTCGAATCTCTGGAATCTTTCTGTATAAACTCTGAATGTTCCCAATCACTATAGGGTGGTCAAGTTCAAACTTACCACTACCAATAATCCCAGCTTTAAAACCAAATACTTTTTCTACTTCATCTTCCCATTGTTTGCGCAATGCCAAAGTATGAGTAACTACAAGTGTTTTCTGTCCAAGCTTACCTGCTATTGCAAGACCTGTAAAAGTCTTACCCCAGCTTACCCATGCGTTAATTATACCACCGTCTCCAATCTGGTCATAGACTTCTTGTTGACTTGGTCGTAATGTTAAATTAAACTTAGGGAACTCTACTGGTATGTCTGTTCTCTTATCTGTGATTTCGTGGTCGGTTGGAATTAAATCTAATCTGCCTACTGGTATTGCAACTAATCCTTGACGAATCATTGCCATATTTTTTATAATTAAAGGTGGATCTCCATACTTGAAAGAAGGGATTGCGTAAGTTAATTCCTTATCAATCTTCTGTTGCTGGTGTGGAAGTACCTCTAGGTATATCCTATCGCTTATTACTGCTTTCATTACCAGTTATGTACTACATTAGCCACAATAAAGAAAGCACATATTATATTAACTAATAATATACCAGTCCTTATCATACCAACAGTATCGTCATTGGTAGGATCATAGCCATCCTGCTCACTATATGAGCCTAGAGCGTGTTTCCATATTACCCATAATTCTCTCATGAGTGATATAGTCTCGTGTTCCAAGGATTTATATTTATAGAAGTTCTAACTCCTTCGAATTCTTCTACTCCATGATATAATCCTTTTGAGAATATTACTAATCTATTTGATTTAGGTACTACCTCTACTCCATTATCGAACTGCAATTTACCATTAACTAATTCTTCTACTTCTAGATAGTATACTGTTGAGCATACGGGATATCTAGCCATACCTAATTTTAGGTAAGCAGTTTCGTCTTTGTCATGATGCCATTGCATAGGGCGTGTATTGGTGTGTGTCCAATAATCATAACCTATAATTCCACTAAGGTCAAAGTACTTTCCTGCGCGTCTACATATTTCGTAACACATATGACTGTTCGGGTGTTTGGAATTGACAGGATGCCAACCTTCTCCCTCTTTGTCTAGTACTCCGCTAACAAAATTATCTGTGGAACGGTTAATATTTTCCTTCCATGTTTCCATTTGTAGTTTATTAAATACTCCATCTATGACTGCTATCACTCTTTCTCTCCATAGTATTCTTCCCACTTTTCTTCGTATAGGAGTCTAAATTCTTCTACTGTAGGTACTGCTACACTGATAGTTGGATTACTTATTTCGAGCTCAGCAAGATCATGCACATGAGTTGCATATGCTACGAGTAATTGTTTTTCAGTGTACAAAATCATACTTTTCTCCTGTTTCGTAGTCGTAACTACATACTGCGCACCACTCCTCTATTGGGTGATCGCACTGATCTTTTTGTAATTGTTCTTTTCGTTCTCGTGATTTGTGCATTGCTGTAACCCACCCATCACTATTGTCTTGCCATTGTTTACTATTATCTGTCATATCTTTCTCCATGTGTTCTTCTTCTTCTTTGCTGATGTGTCGTAGAGAAGCCAAGGGATTCCTCCCCTATATAATATACCTGCCCAAGATTGGTCTTTTCTTAGCGGTCTGTCGAGAGTGAAGGGAAAAGGACAATCCTTTATCCATAGCACACTAGCTATATCTTTCTGATCTACTCTCATAATTTTGTGGTACTTTAAATCTACCTTTGTATTTTTATTCTTTCTAAAGAAATAACCTGTGTTATCTATATAGAATTTTCCTTGATGCTGTAAGTATGATGGGATATCTTGTATCATATACTTTATAGGATATATACTCTTCATCGGACTCTGTAGTCGTCTCAATCCGAGAGTCTCTCCCTTCATATTTCTATCGTCTAGTACTTGATTTTCTATCCAGAGCAACCCGTCAACTAACAGGATTTCGTCTGTGTGAATAGGGTAAATCGGAAACTTTAACCTATCATAGATCATACATCTTTTCAAACTTTCCGAAGGAGTAATCGTCTCCTACATCAAAGTCGCAACCAACAGGACAGCCAGGAATGTATATACCTCTATCTTTTTGTATACACTTCTGTACTATTTCCATGTACTGGTCTACATAACTCTCGTCTACTTCTGCAAGTATTGAGTCATGAACTAGGGCAAAGATTCTCATCTCTTTTGTTTTGTTAATAGACTTTATGTGATTATGAGTATCTATTGCTCCTAGTAAGTTGATATCAGAAGCTACGGATTGAACTAAAAAGTTTAGTCCAGAGCGTACTTCATGACTTTGTATTCCTTGATTATCTGAACGAACGTTCGGTAATCTTCTTTTTCTTCCATACTGTGAATATATGAAACCATTATCCATGATATACTTACTAGAATGATCGATCCACTTCTTTAATTTGTGGAACTGTCTGAAGTAATCATCAATAACTTCTTGTGCGTCTCCTTTGCTGAAGTTCTTGCCAGAGTCTGCTGTAACTTGCTGTGAGATTTTATTTGATCCAGCACCATACATTATGCCGAAGGTAACAGCCTTAGCTGCTTGCCTTTGTGTTGAGTAATGTTCTGCAACATCTTCTGCTTCACAAGGCAAATTAAATACTAATTTTGCAATAGTAGAGTGAAAATTACCACCCTGTCTAAATACATCCATTAGGTTCTCATCTTTAGCAAGCACAGCAGCTACATAAACTTCTGCAGTTGTTAAATCCATTGCAACAATCTTCTTACCTTTTGCGGCACGCATACACCCTTTTACTATGGGATTATCTCTTGGTATTTGTTGCATATTCATTTTACCACTAGAAGATAATCTGCCAGATGTTGTGCCATGTAAATTAAACCCTGTGCGTAATCTACTATCTTTATCTAATTGTGGATATATTTTGTCCAAGTAAGTATTCTTAATCTTAGACTTCTGTCTAATAGAAAGAATATGCTTGGGTATCTCGTGTTCTTCTGCTAATTTATTTAGTACTTCAGCATCTGTTGAGTGCGCTCCTGTACCAGTTTTCTTTCCTGTAGGCTTAAGACCTACGAAATCAAACAGTAATGATCTTAGCTGTACTGTACTGTTTGGATTAAATTCTTTATCTTTTTCTTTTTCAAAGTCTTTAACTGCTTCGAACTCATATAGTTCTGCAACTGCATTATCTATATCATCTTGCATTAAGTCTCTGCCCTTCAATAGTCTTAGCTTGTCAAAAGGAACACCATTGTCCTGAATGTCTGTTAGAAAACGACAGCCAGGTATAAGTATATTCTCATATACACTAAATAGTTTTGGATTCTTTTTGACGGCTGGGTATAACTTTTCAAATACTAAAAGAGTTACTACTGCATCCATTGCTGCGTAGGTTTTCATTATTTCAAAAGGTATACTTCCCCATTGGAAGTCTGCTTTAAGGATTCTATGTTGTCTTTTGTAGTTATCAATCCACTCGTGCATAGGTTTCTCATAGTCTCCATAGTCTGTGTGTTCCATTGCTAATTGTTTCAGACCATGTCCGCCAGGAACTTCGTCTAAACAGTAATGTAATAACATGGTATCTTCAAACTTTGGAAATTTAAAGTTGAAATGATACTCGAAGAAAGCTAAGTCAAACTTTGCGTTATGGAATACTACTATCTTAGTATCAAATATCTTCTGCATTATTTCTTCTATGTCTGGAGTTATAACATCTGTAAGGATGTATGCTCCGACATCTTTCTTATATGACATACTAAAGCCTAGCATATAACCATCTCTAGGATATAATCCTGTAGTTTCTGAGTCAAGTGCTATGAATTTATTTGGGTGGTCTAATGCTTCCTGCAAGAACTCTCTTGCCTCAGCCTCATCATCAATACCTCTAGCTTGGTCATTGCTTACTTTCTTTACTGTAAGATTACCACTAATATAATTTAAGATATTCTCTTTACTTTTATCCCACATAGGCTTAGCCTCGGGTTTAAATGATAGCATGGCAGGATTAATTACAGGTAGAAACTTATCGTCTATACACTTACCACTATATTCTGTTATAGAATTAGCACTAGTAAAAGACTTCAAGCACTCTGAACCAACTAGGATAACCCACTCGTAAGAGTCTGTGTCTATTTCTATATCTACATCTGCTTTTAATATTTTCTTTTTGCTACTATCGGAGCAAAGAGCATATCTATCAAACTCAAATGCGCCATCAAATCGGTCTGCCCAACTTGTTCTGCTCATCTTCGATTCTATTATTGCTACTTTTGTCATTTGTTTTTCCATTTATATATTATATCAAATTCTGAACTCTGTGTCAAGAACTATATAACCTTTGTCTTAATTTTTGTACCTGAGTCTCGGCAAGTGAGCCAGGGTCTATGTTCTGTCCTAGGTTTATGTTTCGTGATGTAAGTCCTACTTTGTCTGCCATTATCTTTAGACCTTCAGCTGCCTCTTGCCCTGCGCTGTCTCCATCAAATATTATATCTAATCCCTCTATGTTCTGCATCTTTAATATAGACATCTTTTCTTCGTCTATATTCTTTGTACCAAAGCAACAAATTGCATTGGGTAATCCTTTATCGAATAAATTTATCATATCAAATATTCCTTCGACTAGAATAACTCTGCCCTTAATAGGTTTAACAGCAGAGGGGTAAAGTGGTAACTTCGCTTGTGGAGGGTATATGAGATATTTTGGTATCTCAGTCATGGTCATATGTCGACCATTGAAAGCTACTACCTTACCCGTAATGTCACGCACAGGGAAGACTAATCTTCCGTTAAACTGTGTTTCGTGGTGCATAAAAGCATCGAAATGCTTATATGTGTCTGGATGAATTCCTCGCCAGTTTCCAATGTATGGAACAAAGCCTTTAGGAAATTCAAAACCAATACTTGCTGAGCGCTTCTCGTTAATAGATTCTTTCAGCCTTTGCCTCTTAATCTCTAAATAGTTTGCTGCAGCACCAAAATGTTTGAACACATTACCTCTGAAGCCACAAGCAAAGCAATTAAATACGCCAGTGACATTGTCAATACGCATACTTGGATTGCTATCCTCGTGGTCAGGGTTAAGGCATTTGACTAAATAGTCTCGTCCTGAAACTTTAAAGTCAAGCCTTTGTTCTTGTAATAGTTCGTCAACTCTCATTTAGGGTTTATACCCTCACTGATAGTGCTATCGCTAGAAGAACTATCATTACTATTATGTCGGTCATGGTTCCATTTTAGTGTTTCACCGATATCTTCATATTCGGTCATTTTAGTTCCGTCACTGTCTACTTCGTGTTCATAAAATTTTGATTTGAATACTGCTTCTTGCATCTGAAACCAGATTGCAATCGCATCATCTCTAAACTTCTTATCACTCCATAGATAGTAACAATTCCACCAATCCTCTAAATATCTATGGACTATTACATCCAAGTTAAAGTCTGAATCGGTCTGCTTTATTATTTGTACTGCTCGTAATCTTTGACTACCAGCAATAGGATACCAACTCTTCATAGCCAAAAAAGGATTCATAATCCCATTTTCTTTTATACTAGCTACGAGGAGGTGGTTTGCAGGAACATTATGTAT